GATCCTGCTGGCCAAGGTGGCCCATTTGGGGAAGGGCCGGAAATTTGGGTTAGCTTTAATCCTGAATTAGATGGAGATGAAACGTATAAGCGTTTTGTCCTTAATCCACCTTCCGAATATGATGTTAATGGTAAACGATATTCAATAATTAAAAAAGTTAATTGGACTGATAACAAATTCTTTCCAGATGACTTACGTGCTGAAATGGAGGAAATGAAGCTTAAAGATGAAGATAAATATCTTGAAGTGTGGGAAGGTCATACTAAAATTGTTTTAGATGGTGCTATTTATGCTGCTGAAATTAAGGAAGTATTGCTAAATAATCGACGTGGTAAGGTTCCTTATAACTCTAATAAACCTGTATTTACTTGTTGGGATTTAGGTCATTCTGATAAAACTGCTATTTGGTTTATTCAGAAAGTTGGAATGGAGTTTAACATTATTCATTATTATGAAGATAGCTTAAAGAAAATGCCTTTCTATATTAAGTATCTTCAAGATTGTGGATACGTTTATGAAAAGCATTACTTACCTCATGATGGTGATGCTGAAACACTTTCTAACGTTACTCCCAAGAAACAATTAATTGAAGCTAACTTAGGTAAGGTTCGTATTATTAAACGGCCTTCGAAGAAGTTTGTGGGTATTAACGCAGTACGTTCAGTATTTCCTTTATGTAATTTTGATGAAGAAAGTACCTCTGATGGCTGGCAATGTTTAACGAATTACTGCTATAAGGTTGATCCTGATAGCGGCACCTTTTCAAAAGAGCCTGATCATGATACACCTTGGAGTCATGGATGCGATGCCCTACAGACATTTGCTTTAAGTCTTAAATCGGAAATTGAAGAAAAGAAACCTGCTAAAGTTGTTTCTGAACGTCATAATTTTAGACCAACTCAAACAGGATGGCTGAATTTTTGATTATTAAATTTTAGAAAGTAACATATTATGGCATGGTCCAAGGATTGGTCAAGTAATAAAAAAGGACCAAGTGAAGAAGAAACTAAGCTATTAGAACAGTGTAAAAAGAATTATAGATCAGCTTTTGATTGGGAAGCTAACGCTAGAATTTGGTACGATTATGATACTAAATTCGCTAATGGTGATGCCCACAATAATTATCAATGGCCAGATGATATATTACAATCCCGTACTGGTGGGGCTGTTACACGTCCATGTTTAACAATTAATAAGACGCAACAGCACAATTTAGCTATCATTAACGATAGCAAACAAAATAAACCAGGAATTCGGATTAGACCAGTTGGCGCTGAAGCGTCTTTTGATGCTGCGCAAATTTATCAACAAATTATTTATCATATTGAATATATTTCAAGTGCTGAAAATATTTATGATAAAGCTACTACAACTCAAGTTCAAGGTGGTATTGGCTATTGGCGAGTAAATACCGATTACATTAATAATGAAAGCTTTGATCAGGAGATATACATTAAAGGGGTTAAAGACCCTATGTCGGTATATCTTGATCCTGATATTAATGAAATTGATGGTTCAGATGCTAGATTTGGCTTGATTTTTGAGGATATTCCTAAAGATAAGTTTAACGTTCAATACCCAAAATTTGCAGATATTGCTACTTCATCAGTATTAGGTAATTCTAGTAATGATGGGTGGATGACACAAAATAATATTAGAGTTGCTGAATATTATTATAGGACGGAAAAAGAAGATAAATTAATTGCTTTTATTGATCCTGCTACAAATGAGCAAGTTATTGCTAAAAGAAGTGCTTTAAATGAAGAAGGTATAGCAACAGCTAAATCTTTGAAACAAGCTAAAGACCCTAATTATCGAGAACGCCCATTAGTTACAAATGATGTCAAATGGTGTAAGATTGCTGGCGATAGAATAATTGATGATGGGATTTGGTTAGGCGACACAATTCCGATTGTGAGAGTTGTGGGCACTGAAACGATTATTGATGGGGTTTTAGATCGTAAAGGGCATACACGTGCATTAATTAATGCGCAACAAATTTATAATTATGCTACATCAGCTAACGTTGAGTATGGAGCATTACAAACTAAATCACCTTATATTGCCGCGCAAGCTGCAATAGAAGGTTACGAAGAATATTATAAAACTGCTAATACAACAAATTCTAGTTATTTACCATATAATCATATTGATGATGACGGTAATCCTATTCCACCTCCTAAGCGCGAACCACCTCCGCAACCAGGATTAGCTTATGTGCAACAAATGCAGATTGCACAAAATGAGATGATGATGTCATCCGGTCAATATCAAAGCCAGATGGGAGAAAATGAAAATGCTAAATCAGGTGTTGCAATTAATGCTAGGCAACGTCAAGGTGATAGAGCTACTTATCATTTTATTGATAATCTCGCTATTGCGATTAGACGTACTGGAAAGATCATATTAGATTTAATTCCTAAAATTTATGATACTAAACGTATCATGCAAATCCAAGCGATGGACGGCAAAATACTTAATGTTACTATTGATCCTAAAGCAGAACAACATTTTCAAAAGTTACAAGCTGAACAAGAAGATAGAAAGCAACGTGTTGAAAGGATTTTATTAAATCCTACAATTGGTCAATATGATGTCCAATCTGATACTGGTCCTTCATTCGCGACTAGACGAATGGAGGCTTTCAATGCAATGACACAAATTGCAGCACAAAATAAAGATTTCATGAATATTGGTGGTGATCTTTATTGGAAAGTTGCAGATTTCCCTGAAGCTGATATACTTGCTGAAAGGTGGCGCAAGGTTATTCGTCCTGATCTATTAGAAGAAGGTATGGACCCTGAAATAGAAAAGACGATGCACCAAGCATCAGATAAAATTGAACAGTTATCCGCTTTAATAGCTAAACAGCAAGAAGAAATTTCTAATAGAGAAAAAGAGTTAACTATTAAAGCACAAGAACTTGACTTAAAGTTAAAGAATTCAATAGCAGAACAAGCTAGGTTAGATTATGAAGCTGAAACAAAACGATTAATTGCTTTAGGTAATTCTGGTCCTGGTATTAGTATTGAGCAAATACAGCCGATACTAAAGCAATTAATTCAAGGTATGATTAGTAATGGTGAATTGGTCTATAAGGATATACCAGGAATTAACGAAGGTGGTAATCATATTCCAGGTAATGAACCTGATGAAGATGATGAAATGACTGGTGAACCTCAAGGTTATGTACCTGAAAAAGTTCAACAAGAACCAATCGAAGAAGATAGTATTCCTGGTGTTAAAGGATCAAGGTTAGCGCCAGATGGTCAACATTATGTTGATCAAGGTAATGGGCAGTTTGCAAGAGTTGATACAGTAGGCCAATAAAATGGTAGACTTTACAAAGCTATTTGAAGCTGATCAAGATCAAGCTCTAAAAAATTATATTGCTCGTTTACCAGTTTACGCTGTTGATCCTGAAACAGGATTTACTAATTATAGTAATCCTGCTATTCCTGAATTGAAATTACCTGTCCAAGGTGTTCATGAGTATAACCCAAGTTATACAGTTAATGAAATTGAACGTATTGAGAATGAACGCAATCCTAAAGTATTTATGCCTGTAGTTAGGCAAGGAATTAGTAATGTAAAAGATATTTATCAACATGGTTTTGATACTCCTGAAAATATATCCGCTAAAGTTTTTGGGCCTATGGCTGGTGGCGGTAGCGACGTTCAGGAGCGTACGCAGCTATGGCCTGAAAAGATGATCAGGAGCGGTGTTAGCTTGCCTGTAGACGTTATGGAGGGGCGCGTTTTAACCGGCCCTGGCTTACGCCCTACCGATTTCAGCGACGTTCCAGGGGCGCCGCATCCTTTAGCCAATTTAATAGAACGCACGCAGGATATGGCAGGGTTAGCCGCTGGTGGTTCGGTAACATCAGCAGGGTTAGCGGCTGAAAAGCCTGGATTATTGGCTAGAGGTGCCAGCAGTTTAAAAGCTAAATTGGCTGAAGTATTAGCAGAAGATGCTGAAGTTGGTACTGGTATAAGTGCTGCTAGAAATAGTTTAGCAAATAGATTAAATGAACACCTGAATGAAGGTCAATATAGAGGAAATGAAACAATGCCTGAAATATTAGCTCGTCAACGTGCATCAGAAGGTTATGAAGCTGCTATACGTGATCCTGAAACTAAAAAGCTTTATACTGGTATGTGGCATGAGGAAGTTTTAGACAAGATAGCTAAAGATAAAGGTGTTCCTAAAGAATATTTACCAGATAATTTAGTTAAAGGTTACATTAATGATCGTGGTCGTTTCTTAACTGAAGAAGCTGTTGAAAAATTATCACAAGCTAAATCAAAGTCTAAAACAGCAATGTTTAGGTCGGATGATGTTGTGGGCACCGGATTAGCTGCGGCTGCTGCACCTAGATTTTATTCTCATGTTGAAAATTTAATTAATGATGCAAAGACTGTTACTCGTAATGCTGAAGGTAAACGAGTTGAGATACCACAACAAAAGTTTAATGGTACTGAATTAATTAATTATTTAAAGAATAAAGGTGCTACTGTTGAAGAAATGGAAGCATTAAAGATACCTGAATTTTTAGAAGGTAAGAAATCAGTTACTAGGGATGAATTAATTAAGCATTTAAATGAAAATAAAGTTGAATTAGAAGAAAAGGTTTTAGGTGGAAAATTTACACCTGAAAATAAGAATAAATTTATAGAATTAGAAGCTAAAGCTAGAGAAATTGAAAATTCTGGTGGGGATGCTACATTAATTCGTCAACAATTAGATAATCTTAAATCACCTAAACCTCGTTTTGCTCAATATCAACTTCCTGGAGGGAGTAATTATAGGGAGACTTTATTAAGTTTAAAAGATAATCCAACTAAGTTAAAAAGAGTTGAAGAAATTAATAATGAGATAGCCCATATTAATCAAAGATTGCGCGGTCCTAAATTAGCGAATAAAAGTTTATATGATGAACCAGAAATAGAAAAATTAACAAATCGTAAATATGATTTAGCTGCTGAAAGAATGGATTTAGAGCAAGCTTTTACTCATGAACATTGGCCTAATAATAAAAATGTTGTAGTTCATTCGAGAATGAATGATAGATTTATACCTGATGAAAATGGGCCATCAATTGCTAAACCTAATAAAACAAGTGAAATTTATAATGAATTAACTGGTAAAAATCCTAAAGAAATAAAAGGTTTAAATACTTTACACGCTGAAGAAATTCAATCCGATCTTCATCAAAAAGGTAATTCAGAAGGATATAAATTATCTCAAAAGGATAAAGCTAAACTTGAACCTGAATTTAATCGTATTGAAGAAAAGATTATGAAACATGCTGAAAGTACTGGTGATGAAAGCATTGTTTCTAATCCTGAAATTAAAGATGCTGTTAAGTTAGCAATTGATAAGAAAGTTATAACTGAAGCTGAAGCTAAAACGTATTTACGCTATGCTGATAGCGAAAGATATGGCGCTGTTAAGGATGCTCCATTTAAATCTAATTGGTCTGATTTAATGGTTAAACGATTGATTAGACAAGCTGCTGAGGAAGGTAAGGATGCTATTAGTTGGACACCAGGGCAAGCGCAAGCTGATAGATATAATTTAAGGAAGCATATTAAAGAGATACAATATATTAAACATAATGACGGTACTTATGAGTTAGGAATTACAGATAAAAATGGTGAAGGTGTTCCTACTCCAGAAAAGCATTATACAAAAGAAACTTTAAAAAGTGTTGTTGGTAAAGAAATTGCTGATAAAATTATAGCTGGTGAAGGTAAAAGCTATCGAGGTAGAAATAGTAAAACTTTAGACGATGTTGATCTTGAAATGGGTGGTGAATTCCATAAAAAATTCTATGATGAAATTTTAGTTAATAAAGTTAATGCTATTGCTAAAAAGTATGGTGGAAGGGTTGAGGAAAAAGAAATACCAATTACAAAAAAGAAAGATTATATTTCTGGTGAAATGATTATGGATGATTTAGGAATACCTCAATG